TGCGTGTGGGCAGACAAACTCCGTGGTATTCGCCGACGCAGCCGAGTCAGACGAGAGCAGTGTCGTCATTACGACCTCGTTCGCCGCCCTTGGTCCACGAGCCGAGAAAGACTCGAGGGTCAAAGGGATGCGTTGCAGGCCAGGATAGACTCCTGGGTCTGCCCCGAAGTGCAGGAGGTACGTCCCGGGTGTCGCGGGGTTTGCACCCACATAGGAAACACGGGAGCGGTACCACGAGGCTGCATTCAGGCCGTCTGCTTGCGGTAGCGTGTAGAGCGACAGGAAGGGCAGACGAGTCTTGTAGAGCGTTACTACCGCCCAGAAACTCGAGACCTGCCCGTACTGCACTGTCTGCTGGGTATAGGAGAAGAAGTACCAGTTAATCTTCTGTCCCGCCGTAGCGTTTCTGAAGTACCAGCCTTCTCTTCCGTTCGGGTCTACGACTCCTGGTGCACCGTCCGCGAAGACCTGTGCATTGTTTTCGTAGACTGTATTAGCCGGGGCTACGCTAGACTTGTCCATCATGTCCAGTCTTTGCCAGACTGAGCCGTTATGGATGAGCCAGTCCCCGGCATCTGCTTCGAGGAATGCTTTCCCGCTTGCGGAGCAGACGTAGTACTGGCCCTTCTTGCCGGTTGCATTAGACAAGGCAGGTACATTGGTCGCGGCGTTCCACGTCCCTTTGTACTCCAGTACGCCTAGTTTTCTTGCGAAGCCATCGAGAAATGCCATCAGTCGCTTTGCTCCTTCAGGGGACTTCGGCTTTCGCCTCGTCCCAAGTCCTACTGCTCTAGGCGCGAGGGACCGCTAGGTCCCCCAGAGGGCGTTAAGCCCGATACTGGACAAACACGTGGTCGCCGGCCACAAGAGCTTCTTCGCCGCCTGCAACAAGCGAGTTCAAGAAGGTAATTCTCGAGACTCCGCCCACGGTCGACACGGTGTAGTCGAGCGAAGCGCCTTCGTGTGCCATCAGACGACCGACTGCAACCATCGAGGATTTCTCTTCGATGAGGTGCGGAAGGGTCACATAGCCGTTAGCAATGTCTGTCGATGTCAACGACTTGCTGAACTTGTGGAAAGACTTAGCTTCCAAAGCCGAGATGCGTGTATTGTGAGCCGAGTCGACTGCACCACGGGCAGCTGCCTCTGCGGAGACTTCTTGGTCAACGTAGGCTTTCGGAGCGAGCTGTTTAGCCAGGGTAGGCATTGCAGCAGAGCCATTGCTTTCCTGGACGTTGATGAAGCCTGCACCGATGAATGTCTGAGCTCCACCGAGGTTTACGCCAGCTTCAACCTTGATTGCTCCGCCGACCATTTCTGTCGAGAGAGTATCAGGGCTAGCATAGCCGAAGGTAGCGCTGGACTCGGAAGCGTCGAAGTGTGCGACAACTTGGCCGGAAGGATTCTTAACCTTGAGGTCAGCGTTGTTGAAGACCATCTCACCGGTAATCGTATCGCCGGCTTTGTTGACCTTGAGGGCTTCAGCAGCCAGGGCGCGTGCTTCTTCAGCAGCGATATCGGCAGCAAGAGCAGCTTCCGCAGCGGTAGCGCGAGCTTCTTCGGCAGCCAGGTCAGATGCTACTTCGCCGATTTGGCCAGCGACCGTAGCGGCAAAGTTCTGGTCTCCACCGATTGCATCAGCAAGTTCTTTAAGGGTGTCGAGGACTGCAGGAGCCGAAGCAACCAAGTCTGCAATCTTCTGGTCAGCGTAGCTGTTAGCAGAAGCCAATGTCGAAGCATCGCCAGCAACGCGAGCAGCGGACTCAGCGGAGAGGTCTGCAGCCAGCTCTGCTTCAGCGGCCTGAGCACGGGAGACTTCCGAAGCCAGGCTTGCTTCAACAGCAGATACAGCAGCTTGACGGTTGCTTGACTCGGTAGCGAGGTCAGCAGCTACGTCGTCGATGTTGTTCTGGAGAGTTGTAACTGCAGCAGCGCGAGCAACTTCTTCAGCGTCTACTTCAGCCTGGACTGCAGCAACGTCCGCTTCCAACTCAGCGATAGCGTCGGAGAGGTCTTGGCCAACCGAAGACTGGAGGGCAGCGACTGCAGACTGGAGGGAAGCCTCGGCAGCCAACGCACGGGTTTCTTCAGCAGCGATTGCGTTAGAGAGGCCGAGCTCTGCAGCGGAAGCGCGGGCTTCTTCTGCGTTGATTTCTGCCTGGAGAGCGGTGTCAGCTGCACTGCGAGCAGAAGCCTCTGCAGTGACTGCTGCAGCGCGGGCTGCGGCTTCAGCAGAGATAGACGCTGAGAGTGCTGCTTCGGCTGCGAGTGCACGGGTTTCTTCAGCTGCGATGTCCGAAGCGAGCTCTGCTTCAGCTGCTTGTGCTCTGGACTCTTCTGCGTCGACTTCAGCTTGGACTGCACCGATTTGGCCGGCAACGGTCGAAGCGAAGTTCTCGTCGCCATTGATGGCGTCGGAGAGTTCCTTCAATGTGTCGAGTACTGCAGGGGCAGAAGCGACCAAGTCAGCGATTTTCTGGTCAGCGTATGCTTGAGCGTCGGACTTAGCCTTGGCTACAGAGCCTTCGCCAAGACCTTCGATAACGTCCAAGCGAGCGTCAAGAGCTGAATCTGCAGCCTGGCGGGCAGCTTGTTCTGCACTAACAGCAGCGATACGAGCAGCTTCTTCTGCAGCGATTGCAGCGGAAAGAGCGGCTTCAGCGAGAAGTGCGCGAGTTTCTTCTGCACCAATATCAGAGGCTAGGCTAGCTTCAGCAGCTTGAGCGCGGCTGGCTTCGCTGGAGATGCTTGAGCTGAGGGCAGCTTCGGCAGCCTGGGCGCGAGAGACTTCTGCATTGAGGTCTGCGTCGAGGGCAAGCTCTTCGCCGTTAGCGATGATTTCGCCGTTCGGGCCAATCTTCAAGAGTTCGATGTCTGTACCGTCAGCGTCTACTGCACGGAGGGCTTCGCCTTGCTTAAGTTTGAGCTTGGAGCCATCAATGGCTTCGCTCTGGATAAATTTACCTTTAATCTGTAATGCCATGCTAGGTCTCTCCTGTGGGATAGGCAGCCGAAAGTGGCCGCGCAGAGAGAATATATGGCGGGGGCTTTACGGTGTCCAGTAGGAGATACGAAATACTTCTCCCACATACTCATAGTCTCGGAGGGCATCGCTAAAGATTAGACGGACATCGCCGTTTGGGGCTATGAAAATTTCGTAGTCCTCCTCTGGACCCTCGAAAAGGAGGATACGGTCGAGGTAGGCGGTTACGGAGGCCCTGATAATCTCGGTCGAAGTCAGGACTATGTAGCCATTCGTGATGTCTTGCGTGGTTAGGATAAACTTCTTTTTGACTGCCGTAGGAGCAGGGCGGAACTGGACCCAGTCGGACACGGCTGTCTTGTCTTTAGAGACGTAGAGGACAGGAGGGTTGACCGACTTGTCGATGACAATCTGGCCCTTGGTCTCCGGGGTAAAGTTTGGAGCACCGTCGATGAAGTCTGCACCGGTTACGGCGTCCACGGCCTGAAGGAAGTCTGTAATCTGCGCTGAGGAGATGGCGATGGGCTTGGCTTCGATGGCAGTGATACGGCCTTTCGAGTCTGCTGTCAGGCCGAAAGTCACAGCTGCGGAGGCGGAAGTGAAGGGCTCGGTACGGACGTTCTTAAGCTTCAGGCCTTCTGCTTCGGAAGCCTGGATATCACCTATTTTATCTGTATTAATCTCTACTATCTGTTCGGATTCGTCGCCAACATAGATATGCTTTGGAGACAGTTTTACCAAAAACTCAGCGAATCTATCGATAGCATAAAGGTTTGCTTTAGCCTCGGTAGATAGGTTGTCCGACACAAACAGGCGGAGATTTTTAGTACGTGGAGTGCTGGTAGCCACAGAGGTCTCCTTCTCTCCGAAGACTTTACGAGAGAGAAGGGAGGCAAGTCAAGGAAATTTTAGATTTTCAGGATAAGGACACGCCAGGTAAAGGTTGCTGGCTTGTTCTCTGCGCTGACTGTTACTGTGTTTGCTGCCCTGAGAACCGACTCGACTTGGATGGTCTCACCGTTCGCCGTGTCTACAATCTGCACGATAGTGTCGACCGAGCCGAGGTTGTGCGTAATGACCAGCGGACTCGAGGAAGCCTCGGTCCAGTTCTGCTTAAAGGACTGTACACCGATAGCGGAGGTGAGTGCACCAAGGGTTGTCTTCTTGAGTGAGTTAGAATCTTCCGAGTCTGCCAAGAGGATAGTGTCTGCTCCCACAGGCAGGGCTTTCGCTGTGGCCACCGTAGGGTCGACCTTCAGAGTGCGAGACGCAGTGATGTCTCCTCCGCCTGTAAGACCGCCGTTTGCCTCGCCTGTAATAGACACTGTCGAGTGGGCTACATGCTCGTCTGCCACAAAGTTGGACAGAGCATCGTGGTCTATCGTAACAGGGGCTGCAAGAGTGACTCGGCCCTTGGCATCCACGGTGATTTGCGGGACTTCGTTTGCCGAGCCATAGGTATCTGCTGTCACGCCTGAGGTCTTGAGGACTAGACCGTTTGCTACGGAGGCAGAAACGTCTGAGTTAGCCAGCAGACCTGGGTTGACGTTTACAGGGCTTGTACCAAGACCGACATAGATTTCGCCTGTCTGCAGGATTGTCGTACCTGTACTGACCCAGCCTAGTGGGATTTTGCTGCTGTTAGGCGGAGGCTGCAACATTGCCAGGGCCTGGCCTGTAATACCAGGGGTTTCTGGTAGGATGAACTCGTAGTCGCTCAGAAGGGCTGCTGGTGCAAGGATTTTCGCCTTAGCGCCCGCATTGTTCCTAACCGAGACACCGCCTGTCGTAACGAGTTCTTCTGTCTGGAAGTCTGTGTTGACCTTAGTACCTGCAAGTTTGTGCAGAGGGTCGCTGGACCAGTCTGAGTTACGCAGGCTGTTTGCCAGATTTAGTTGGTTATAGGCAAGCTGGTTGCCTGGCGCTGTAGTGAAGTCTACGGCACGGATGGAGTTGATAAGATTGAGTTTGGAGTAGGCGATGTTTGCCGAAGCAGAGACGTCTGCGTTGGTAATCTTGCCTGTCAGGACTACGTTGTTACTAGCATCGATAGTCTTGTTGGAGATTGTCTGGGCCGAAGTTGTGTTGACCAGCTCTCCTGCTGGCACTGTAGCAGTTACGCTTCCGGATGCTTGCAGAGTCAGAGCACCTGTGGTCGAGAGATTGCCGCCAAGGGTCAATACTCGGTTCGAGCCGCCTGTATTGACTGTCAGGGTAGAGTCGACAGTGTCTGCAGAAGTCAGGGTCAGACGGTTGTTAATCTTGACTGGAGCATGGAAGGTCGCCACAGAGACAGGATGGAAATCCAGGCTGAGCGCCTTGTTGTTGGCAGTACCTAGGCTAATCGTACCCTGGTTAGGCACGCCGTTGAGGTCCTCGGCAGCGGGCTGCAGAACGATGTTGGTCTTGGCTCTGAAGGTAATAGTTTCGGTAGACTCGATGAACGTATTGTCAGCGAGCCTATCGATAATCTCTAGGTTTGCTCTTGCCTCGGCGGTTAGGCCGGAGGACAAGAACAACCTAAGGTTGCGGGTGCGTTGAGTAGCCATGAAAGAGCTCCGTCCTAGCTAGAGGAGAGCTCCTTATGCGAGGGCTCTCACAACGATGTACGAAAGAACAGTCGAAGCGCCTGGGTCTGCACTGAGTGTAACAGTGATAGAGCCGGTACCTGGGACTGACTTTACTACATGTGCGGCGTTAGTGGAAGCCTGAACTTGAACAATAACAACGTCTGCCGCTGTGACAGCAGTGTCGGTGATAGTTGCAGTGACAGAGCCACCAGCGAAGTTAGCCTTAGCAGCCTTAGCGACCTGGAAGGGGACGGCTGCAGCAACGGTCTCAAGGAGCTTGCGCTCGCGTTGGCCGAACCGGCGGGAAGGATACTTGCCTGCTTTGTCTGCTTCTGGTTTCAAACTGATAGCCATTGTGGGACTCCTTTAGGGTTGTTACGCAGCTAGACACGGGTAGCTGCCACCCGTTCGAGACTATACTTATTTCTTCTTTTCTTCGCTACCCTTGCCATACTTGGACTTGCCTGCTTCTTTCAAAGCAATCGCAACTGCTTGTTTTTGTGGCATTCCTTTGCGTTGCATGAGTTCTTTGATATTCGAGCTGACGACTTTGTCTGATTTACCTTGTTTAAGTGGCATGTTATTTAGTTCCCACTTTTGATTGAGCTAGTTTTTGACGCATGACATCTCTTATTGCATCCATTGTTTTTATATCACCGTCTTTTTGCGCTTCACGAAATTTTTCTAAAGTTTTTTTATCCATTACATCTCTAAATTGACTAGCAAAGCCTTTAACAACAAAGTTATCTGTACCTTCAATTACCCAATCTTGTACTGTTTCTGCTGTTTTTTTTGCGGCTTTAGTTGTAGTATCAATAGCGTCTTCGATAGGTTTACTTGCCGCTTGAATTATTCTATCTAGTGCTGTTGGTTCTTTTTTTGGAGGTTTTAAAGGTAATACTGGACTTTGGTTAGCATTAGCAACTTTTACACCGTCTTGCGGTAGACCTTCTGGGGATTGCTCACCCCCGCTTTCCCAAGGAAATCTGGTTATAGGTTGCACTTTTCCTTGTTGAATATCTTGTTCAAACTTTTTATCTATACGACTGTTCGCCTGTCCGGCTTGAGCTGCCTCAGCTGTCTTGCTTAAACGCCCGCGAGACAACTCTGCCTCTAGTTTACGTTCTGCTCTGAACCTATCCGTGGCAGCGGTACTTCCGTCGTCTTCAAGTCCTGTCTTGTACTGTGTGTCCATTTTGTTTTTAGGTTGTCTATCTTTATAAACATTAGTCCAAGTTGCTGCTTCGCCAGCTATTGCATCTCCTATCTTATTTAATGTCGGGTTTTCAGCTAATTGTTTACCACGCAAAGCTATTTCACCAGCGATGGGGTTGACTACATGTCCCACCTCTTTGGCGACTGTCTGCGCTGCCGGACGCACAGCGTCTCCGACCGCATCTCCTGCTTTTTTGGCTGCGTGTCCGACTGTATCGGCTGCCTTCTGTGCAACATTCTGGATTTGTTGTAGGATTGGTGGTTTACTTGTGGGTACGACAGCCTTAGCAACATTTTGTGCACCCTTTTGTACCTTACTTACCCACTTGGGTTTTTTCCATCTCATGGACTACTCCTTAGCGTCTGCGCCTGTCAAACTCTCTACGCAAACGGTCTGCTTTTCTGCTATCTAGATTCTGTCTGTCTTGCTGAAATGTGACAGCATTGTTGAAGGCGCGTCTGTCACCTTTTGCTTGTGCTAGCATCTGGTCTAACTGGTCTTGCTCAGCTCTTCCGAGTTTGTATTTGTCGTCCCAAGGGTTTGCGCTTGTAGCACGACCGTAGAACTCCCCGGCTTTATTCATTGCATTTTTAAATGAAGCAATAGGACCTGATACTCCCGTTGTGCCCATAGCCGCAGGTTTTGATTTGTCCCACGGTGAGGAACCCGGTGCAATGTTCAGATTTGCAGGCTCTGGTGTAGGACCGGTCGGTGCTACGGGTGGTCTGCCTGAGGTATTAGTGGGAGCGCTTGGTGGTTTGGGCTCCGGTGCCATGCTTGTATTTTTTAGTATTTGTTCTTTAGTCAGAGGCTGGCCGGCTTGTTGAGCCTGGCTCATATTGGTTGCTACGGTCTTTGAGTCTTTTAGTACATTGCCGACTTTTTTTAAAGCTTTGGTTATGAAGCTCATAAGTTGCTCCTACAAAAAAGGGGGGAGACTAGCTCCCCCCGGTCAGGCTAGGCCTGTACTACTTAGGCTGGTTCGCTGTTCGTGAAGTTCGTAATCTTCAAGCAAGCCTTAGGATGCTGGTTGACCAACACGCCGAGGCCGAACATGTAGCTTACGAGTTTCTTCTCGTGGCCGCCGCCGCTTGTAGGACGGAGGTGGAACTTGCTCGAGCTGCCAGGAACTTCGACTGCTTTGAAATCTGTTCCAACGAACTCGATACACTTGCTCTCTTCGCCCTTACCGCTTGGGAGTGCGAATGCTTCGGTCTTCTTGCAGAACTCAGAAGTCACGAACTCGACTGCGTCTTCAGCGTGCTGATAGATGAACTTGCGGACGCCGCGAGTAGCATCTTCAACCGAGTTGAAACGACGGTCGGTTTCACGGCCTTCAATGAGGCTGTCGAGCATTTCAGGAGCGCAGAGGAGTTGGTTGTACTTGTAACGGCCTTGACCAACTGCAGTCTTAACTTGCGAGAGTGCTTGCTGGATGAAGGTCACGTCGATTGGGTTTCCGCCGCAGTCTCTAACTGTCGAGCCGGTTACGCCGCTCATGGTGATTCCATGGACTTGACGGCCATCGTTTGCAACGAGAGCGTTCAGACCAGCGATGATTTCGGTTGCAGTTCCGTAGTCACCTGTGAAAGCCGAGCTCAGGTTAACACGAGTGTGCGAAGCCGAAGTCGTTCCGCGATAGAGAAGGTCTGATGCGTCGATAGAAGCAGCAGCCAAGTTAGCGAGAACAACAGGAGCTCCTGCAGCGCTGACAGCCTGGAGAGTAACCTTGTTTGTAGGACGGTCGATAGAAACAACTTTCCATGCAACTGCGCCTGCAGGCATATCAGAAGTTCCGTCTGGGTCGCAGTTCAAGAGAAGGTCGTCGTACTCGAACCAGCCGATGTGGCCGCGAGAAGCAGCGAGAGCTGAAAGAGTTACTTCTACTTTACCGGAAGCGATTCCAGCGTCGGCAACAGAAGCGACAGTTCCGAGAACGCCGAGACCGTCGTTGTAAAGGTCAGCAGCAACACGGCGCTTCAGATACACGAGCTTGTCTTCGAGTTCCATAGCGAGGTTGTCAGCATATTTAGCTGGAGCCATCTTAAGACGCTCGAACAGCATGTAGTCGATTTCGATTGTAGCGTTGAGCTCTTTGAAGATTGCGATTTTTTCTTCAACTGCAGAGCGCTGAGCGGCTGGGAATGCACCCGAAGAACCGATAGCAGCGTACTGGATAGCAGCAGGTCCGCCGCCGACTTGGAACATGAAGCGATGCTCACGTCCGCCGGGCATACCGACTGTCATTTGCTTCACAGATTCCCAGTCACGATGGTCGCGAACCAGCTGACGCCGGAAGCCCTTCGAGAAGGTAATCTGCAAGAGTTTACCAAGCAGTAGTGAGTCTACGTTATTAATAGCCATGGAACAAAACCTCCAAAATTAGAGCCGGAAATTACTGGCCCCGTAGTAAGAGCCGGGTCAAACCTCTGATATCTCCGGCATCGATTTTTGAGTTAACTGCATCTTGGGCTGCCTGTCTACTAGGGGTCGCAGCGGAAGTTGCCTTAGCTGCTACCTTTTGTTGGACGGAGGTCTTTGACGACTCTACTGCCTTAGATACTACTTCTTTCTGTGTCTTACTGAACTTGTTTCTAACTTTTCCAGCAATATCAGACATGATTTGTTTGATAGCTGCGTCGGGGATATTTGGGTTCTTTTCTTCAAGCTTGGCAAGCTCGTCGATGGAAGATTGCCATATTGCTTTATTTACAAACTCTTCCAGGTCTGAGTCACCGAATAGACCGTCTACGCGGACTGCGTTGAACTGTCTTTCCAGACGTGAGTAGAGGGCGTCTTCGCGGGCCTTGGTACGCTCGGCTTCGATAGCCTGGCGTTCTGCCTCAAGTTGTTTCTTCTCTTTTTGAGTCAGACGCTGGGTCTTGCGGGCAAGTTCTTCCCTATCCATAAGGGCGAGTTCTTCGGCAGTAGCATACTGACGAGCTTCACGGCGTTGGATTTCTGCGTCGATGAGGGCCTTAAAGGAGCCTTCCTTGCCGTACAGGAGGTCGATGAGTGCTTCTGGACCTTCTTCTGCTGCAGACTCGATTTTCTCGAACGAGGTCTTCAGGTCTGTGTAATCGGGCCGGATGGCCTCAACTTCCTGAGCAAGGCTTTCCGCTCGTCTTGCTGCTGCGTACTGCTCTGCGATGAAGGACTTGACTGCGTCTTTGTCTGAGAAGTCGACTTTGATTTTGGCGAACTTTCCGTCTCCGATTTCGACTCGGACTGTGTCGACAAGGGAGGAAGGGTCTGTTCCGGTAGGAGTTCCTGCTGCGGCTTCGACTTGTGTTCCTTCTGGCGTGGTCTCACCCGTTGTCCCTGCGAGTTCCTTTTCGATATCTGCGTCCGACATCGGTTCGTCAAGGTATTCGGGCTCCATACTTAGGGTTGGGTCTGAGTCATTCTGGAGTTCCTGCATGGATTCCAGTACGATGTCAGACATGCTTGCGCTGCCTGCTTTTGGGTCGATAGTCGTAGCCATGGTATTCTCCTCTGTTGGTGGTACCATGGCCTGTTTTACCGAGGAACTACCCGTAAGTCAAGACGAACTGCAAGTGAGGCTTGCAGCTCAATCCGAATTGCAAATGAGGATTGCTCCCCAAGGATTATTGCGCTGGAGGAGCACCGCCGGGTGGCAGGCCTCCGCCGCCGAGCATAGCCGCCAAAGGATTGACTGGTCCTTCGCCTGCTCCGGCTGCCTGTCCTTGTGCTGCCACTTCTTCGCGTTCTTTAATGTGCCTGTCAATGAGGGCCTTGTCGGCCTCCGGAAGCGCATCGTACTCGGCAGACATAACGTAGGTGTAAGCTTCCTCGAGCATTGCCTTGTGTTCTTGCAGTTCGCGTGGGGCGATGTAAGTCTGGTTAGCAATCATACGCTCGAATATTTCTCGCTGTCTTATCGCCGCCAATTGTGTTCTATCCACCAGTGAATCCAGTTCGTTGAGTTTAAGCATACCGAGGATTGCTCTAGCCGTGAGTCCCGCCTCCTTCAGGAGTGGAATCATTTGATAAATTTCTTGACGACGTGCCATTGGGTCGAGAGAGAAACTTGTACCGTATTCCACAACAAGGTCGAATCCTCCTTGGATGTCCGCGCCCTGTAGGTCCACGGTCTCGAATGCGCGTTCTTTGCCTAGCACCTTGATTTGCTTTGGTGTCTTCCAGTTCTCTCTGACAATCGAAAGGTAGTCTTTGTAGATAGCTTCGACAAAGCCTACGTACTTATTGAAGAGACGACGGCGAATCATATTGGACTGCTCGACCGCGTACTGCATCGAGAAGCCAGACGTCTCTCTGGACTGCTGGCCCATGAGTGCTTCGGTAATGCCCATGATATCATCAAGGTTCTGCTTCATACGGTCACGGATATTAGGCAGAGCCGCAGGCATGGGCAGTGGTTCCATGAAGTTCGGTGGGATAGCACCGGTGTACTTCACGATATCCCAAGGAGAGTTTGTGATAGAACCTTTAGCAATTTCTGCAGACTCTGGAAGGAGGAGTCTGGCTACACCGTGCGCTGCAAGGATGTCTAGCATGACGTTGTCAAGCCGGTTGATGACGTCCTGGAGTGCAGCAGCAAAGGCCACGACCGACTTGCCCCAGTAGGTCCCGGGGACGTCGATGTCTGTCAGAAGGTGGTATGGCAGCTTCGCGTAGGGAGCGCCTTGTCCACCGTTGCGGTCTACTGTATGGAAGCGGTGCGGAGATACGGAAAGCTCGGTCAGTTGGCAACCGTCCTCGAGGCACCACACAAAGCGACCTTGCATGCCGTTCTCTGGTGTACCTGTCTCCCAGTATTGGTAGACGCGGACAACGTCGTAGAAGTGCTTATTACCGATAGCCGAGCGTGAAGCCGGCATGTTTGCTGTCTCGTTTTGGCTCTTAAGTCTGTACTTCTCCATCTCGTCTTTCTTATCAGGAAAAAGGCGGATGGCTGTTTCGTAGCGCATGGGCATTTCTTCGAAGACGTAGCGAACTTCGTCCCAGGTCTGCGCGTCAGGGTCTGGGTAGATAGACCACACAGAAGGAACAATGTAGGAGAAATCTCCCTCGGTCTTTACTGTATTAGTAGCTTCGTCGTAGGATACGATTTCACCTTTATCCGGGTCAAAGACAGCCTTACCGAAGCCGTTGCCGTAGATGAGCGTGTTGAGATTTACACGGTCTTGTGTTTCTTGCATCTTATACTGGCGGATACCGAAGCGGACAAGTTTGTCTGCAGCATCTGCTCTGCGGCGGTCGTCACGGTCTGAAGTCAGTGGACGTGGTACGACTGTCGGTGGGTTAGCCGACATCTGTGAGTGGAAGAAACGGATGTTCTTCATAATGTAGTTGGCTGCAACGTTCGACGCTGATGAGTCTACAGGGGCAAGGCCGAGCTCGGATACGGATTCAAACGAGAGATTGACGTCGCCGCCTGTGAAGAACTCTTCAAAGCGAGAAGCAAAGACTGCTCGTTCGTTTTGCTCCCACTGAGCTTCTTCTCTACGGCGTGCAAGTTTAGCGAACTCAAGGCGTTTCTTGAGCTCTTGTTCTCTTTTCTCTTTGGAGTCCCAGAGGTCTAGCTGGTGGACTGGCATTGGTTACTCCTTCTTCTTTTGCTTCCGTACTTTACCCGGAAAACGAATGAGAAGCAACTTAATCAGACTCTGTTTTCCTTCGCCTTTGGAAGTAGTCTCTTTGGAGCTGTTGTATTCGCTCCCTTGTGAGTCCGACCCAGTCTCCTTCATAGTCCGTGACCTTTCCTTTTTTCTGCATTCCGGGCACCCGCATCCATTCTTTCCTTGCATAAAATCTCCTAGTGCCTCTTGCTACGTTCAGTACGTTGTTGTAGTCCTCGAGGGCTTGGGCAACGCGACGCATTTTGGCGATGCGCCTGGCCGTGTAGATAGAAAGTCCAGCGAAGACTATAAGCTGCAGGAGAAAGAGTATAACGAAAGTCACCAGCGAGTCCATGGTCTCCCCCATGCAGAGCGTCTGATTTTTGGCTGGGTAGCTGCCTTAGCACTCTTTTCCCTATTGTACTCACGGATTTGCTGGTCCCAGCTTTTGTCTAGGGTAATTATATTTCCCTCGTATTTCGGACGGTTGTCTACAAAGTAGTTTAGCGCGTCACAGAGGTGGTAGTCGTGGGCGTGGGCAATCTTGGTTGGGTTGACTTCGGACCACTGGGCGGATTGGACTTCATCGATGAGGTCTGTGCACCAGTCGGCTACGAAGAGATTGACTCCGAGGGCATTGTTGGTTGCTGCAATCATGTCGAGCTTACGGTCTGACTTCTTGTAGACGCCCATGTAGGTAATGCCCTGCGCGGCTGCTAGCTGCATGTACCAGGTCGCAGACGTGTCGTAGATACGCCGGACGATGTTAAGCCCTGCCGTGCGTCGCATCACTTCGTTTATGGTCTCGTTAGGGTTCTTAGAGCGGATATAGTCTGCCTTGACGATGTACCAGTGGCCGGTCGAGGGGTCCTCGGCTGCCACGATAAGACCGTGCTCGGAGGCGGCAGCAGGGTCTGAAGCCTCGACATGACGCCAGGCCGGGCTGTAGTTGACGGGATTACGGACCACGGAAGGACGGTAGTTGTAGACGCCCCGGTCTCCGACCAGCCAGTCACCGTGGAGGATTGTGTTCATCATAGCCTCGCCCATGACCTTGGCTGTCTCGAGCTGGACCTGCTTCTCTTCGTCATCGATGGCAGGGTTATCGAGCATGTTGATGCGGATGGTCATGGCCAGTTCTGGTGGAAGCGAGTCCAGGAAGTTCTTTACTTCGGGGTTAGGCACCTTCGGGGTAAAGGTTAGGAGCATTGGCCCTTTGTTGATGAGGATACGTTTAGATGTTTCCTCGATAATGCGAGAAGAAGCAGGAAGCTCGTCACACCAGGCTGCATGACCTGTGAAGGACTGCACGGCCTGCTGAGCTTGGTTAGTATTGTGGTGCGAAAAGTAGAGGATAGTGTTGCCGTTGTATTTGTTGATAATCTTCTGCAGTGCACCACCCTGTCGGATTTCCTTGATGGAGTCTGGCTCGTGGATGTGGCGGATAATACGCTGGTGTAGCGACTCCTCGACCTGCTTGGAAGTACGGCCTAGGATGTAGAATTGCAGGGAGTCGTGCCAGATGTCAGGGCGTTTCCAGGTTACGCCGTCTTCGCGGAACATTGTAGCGAAGGCTTTGGCACCGGTGGAGGATTTTCCTGACTGATTACCAGCTCTTACGACTATGTACCGTCTCTTGCGTTGCAGGACGGCGTCGATGATTTGCTGTTGTTGTGCTGTAGCTTTAGAGCCTGGCCGGGTTGGGTCGAAGGCCTCGAGCAGCTCTTTGGTTTTGAGTTGCTCTGCGGCTGCGGCGAGCTGGCGGAGCAGAGCATCGCGGCTCATTCCATGGCTACCTTCTTCTTACGACGTGGGCCTTTGGTCAAGGCTTTGTGGAGCGCCGCTGTCTCAACGAGCTCCGCGTCGCCGATGCTACGCACGTCTACGGCGTCCAGGGAGAGGATTTTGCGTTTGTCGATGTAGAAGTAGTACGCCGTGACGGAGCCGTCCTCGGTGTAGACTGCTTCCCAGGTCTCGGCAGGAATGACGACCGAGATACCCGTAGTAAGCAAAACCGAGTATTGGTGTCTTACTTTAGCTATTGCTTTGATTGGTATCGTCGGCTGCATCTTGGGTCTCCTCTGAAGCTTGGGCGAGACTAGCAGGTTTTTCCTCTTCAAGCAATGGTCTAATCAGATGGGCGTTTTGTTTCAGGAAGCCCCGCAACTGGTTGATATCCATGTTGTCGAACTTCGTGTTGGTCTTGAGGGACTGCTCCTGCGCCTCGTACGAGAGTAGGGTTTTCAGGATGTTAACCTTGGCCGAGGAGGCGCGGGGGTCTGGGTCGTCTAGGATTTGGACTGCTGCTTCGAGGGCCTTGTCTGTCAGGTACTTGATTTTCTGGCGGGATTCTTCTTTGTTGATGAACCACGCACGGAAGCCCGGCTGGTTCCACCAGGTCCTAAGGGCAGGGATGCCGGTCAAAGAGATAGCACGGTCCACGGTCAGGCTCTTGAGGTCGAAGAGCATGGTCTCAGGGTCGGCAAGGAATGCTAGCAGGGCTGCTTTCGCTTTGCGCTGGGACTCGGTAGGTCTAAATGTGTCGGCGATGAGTTTGCCGATTACGTTGGTTTCGTCTTGGCTTTCCGGCGTTGGATGTCCTGAATCGCGCTCGAATACCGGTTTTTTGCGTTCCATAGTGGCTCCTCGAGTTGGAACAATACGTTGCCTCTGATTCTGGTTAACTGGCTTAGGGCGCCTCTGGCCTGCAGGCGCTGCAAGTCCTCGTAGAAGCGGGCGTGGTTCATACCGAGGGCACGACAGGCTGTCACCAGGTTGATGCGCATGTAGCCCTCGCCGAACCTTTCGAAGAAGTCAAAGTTACCGTAGAGCAGAAGGAAGAGCACACGGTAATGCCGGAGCTTGACCTTGCTGAGTCTAGGCAGCCTTTTTTCTGAAGTGGCAGCGGGCATACTTGTTGGCCTCTTTGCGTCGCTTCTCTGTCATGCCTGGAAGCCTGGAGACCCAACGGGTGAAGGCTTCCTCGGTGTCGAACCGGTTCAGGGCAGAGAGCATGTCCTTGTAGAACATACCGGGTCTTACAGAGGAAATCAATGGTTTACTTGGCTTATGGCTAGCCTTATGCTTCTGGATAGATTTGTAGAGGGCACCGTGGGCTTTATAGGTCTTGGCCTTGACTCCCCACTGGTAGGAGTGGTCGATGCACTCTATCACACCGAGAGTCTTAAGTTCTTTGAGCATACGGCTCACGGTCATAGCACTCACGTTAAGCTGGAGGGCTATCTTCTCTAGGGGTAGATTAAACGATTCAAGAAGACCCCAGCAAGCAGTCAAGATTTGGAGAAGCTGGATACGGTCGGCAGTCTTGGCCCACAGTCTAAGCTCAGGGGCTAGCTGGTCCAGGTCAGACTGGTAGTAAGTCACTGTCTTACTTACTGTGTTAAGGATAGTCCTACTCCCCCCTTCCCCCTCCTCCTGCCCTGCCCCTCTTTGCACAGCGGGGGGATTAGAAGAGAGCCAGTCTGCTAGTTCGTCGACCAGGGTTTGATTGACGTAGCATCTGGTTGCTCCGGCTCTGTCGAAGAAGTGGAGGTTTTCTGGAAGTAGGCTTTTCAGGAATCCTTCGATGTCGTCTGGGATTTTGCCGTCGAGGACGATGAATGCCTTGGTATTGCCGCTGACGCTTTTCGTGACGAGAGCATACGGTAGAGAGAGTTCGAGTGCGTTGTGCAGTCGGTCCTGGGTCCAGCCGGTCGGGTAGTCTTTCTTGTCGAAGTCTAGGCAGAGCATGTTCTGCAGCCCAAGGATGGGCAGTCTATTCTTCT